TTGATATGGCATCAATAGCTCCGTCTACGTATTCTTTTGTAGCAATTTCAGTTGCACACTTTATTGCAGTTACTGCTCCATTAGCGATTTCATTTGTTCCAATTGATCCAGCTCCGATTGTCGTTCCCCCTGTTGTTAATCCTGTAATTTGTGTTGCAGGAATCGTTCCTGTAATTTTGCTTGAAGCAACTGATAAAATTTTTGCATTAGTAACTGCTTCGTCTGCAATATTTCCAGTATTAACTGCACCAGGTGCAATCACTTCCGTTGTAACTGCGTCGTCTGCAATTTTCTCATTTGTGATTGCTCCATCTTCAATCATATCTGTTGAAATTTGTTCTAGTCCGATTCCTGTGTTATAAGGTGGTGCGTTCAATGCATATAAGTGCAAAATATTCTGTCCTTCCTTTGGCTCTGTCAATGGCAAATGATCTAGCGCATCAAACTTTACAATTAAACTTCCTCCTTGTGTAGTAAATGCGCTCATTTATTGTAAAAAATGACAATTATTATTTTACTCTTCCCGTTTTCTTTTCCCACCTCTTCTCATCTGAAATTCCATGCACTCTATGCGTGTGTTGAAATCCACCAACATCTTTTGCATTTGCTCAATTCGCTGTAGGTTACATGCGAGTGCGCCTCGAAAACTATCGTAGGTGTCGCCAAGCATGTATGCCTCATATATCTTGGTGAGGGCCTCATTAAAGGTTGTTTGCTGAAATTCAAGACAACGGATTCGATCTTCTTGCTCTTGGGAAAATCCTTGGGGAGCGCTGAAAGCAGGGTAAGTATTGTTAACGGGGATAATATTTTTGGATTCGATGACTGGGATTCCATTTGATGTAAAATTAAAGGTGGGTGTGGTTTTTTCTGAAAAAGGTTTCCCAAATGAAATCGATGCTGTCTTTCCTGTTTGCTTGTCAAAAAAATTAAACGATGTTGGTTCTGCCGTCATTCAGAATAAAAAACTGAAGTGAGTGCTTAGATCGCGGAGACGTGTTGTTCCGCCCACACTCCCCCCTCCCCCGTGGCAACATGGAACCCCACCCGTACCACACACCTCACACCCGCCTCCCGGCCTTTCCCGCAACAGTCCGCGTTGTCGTTATCGTTCCGCCCACACCCACTCCCTTTTCATTTTTTCTTTTTTTTTATGGATCCACAGAAAGTTGTCGAATACTCTGACGTCAAGATGACCCCTGAAATTATGAAGGCGATTCAAACTGGCGATTCGAGCATTGTCGATTTACTCAAATTTAATCCCAGAAAGACTACGACCTCGAGTGGAGTCAAATTTTATTATAAGAAAGTTTAATAAGCATTTATTGTTTTTTCGCATTCCATTCCCTTTTTGCATACACAATATCCCCAGATGAAGTATCTATGCATGGTCTTAAGTCTTTCGTGATTTCATCATGAATTTGCCGATCTGTCCAGTTTTTCAATTGCTCGACGAGTTCTTCAGCGTGTCTTTCTCCGTCTTTGTCTATGAATTCTTGGCTCGTTCCGTTGTTTTTCAATCTTTCTTCTCTCCCATCTTGTTCATCCATTCTAAACATCATTAATCTTGGTTTCATTAAACTGTCCATTTCAAGTGCCAGATTTTCCATTACAGTTTCCTTGCTTCTCTGGTCGTTGGTGTCAAAAATTTTCTTGACCATCTTGATCATCATGTCGTAGTACTCGGCGAGGAGAAAGTCGTTCCCGTGGTATGCTCTTTTTGTTTCACAATCTGTTAGAACTTGATTCCAGAATTTGACGCTGCTTCGGTGTGTAAGCGTTGAAAAGAATGTATTGTCATAGGCGGAAGTAGAAGAGATGGACATTTGAATTTCTGAGCCAAAACACATCTTTACTTTCCACGTCATCATGCAAAAAATTATCATGAACAAAAAAAATACATACACACATGAGTCTCGAACTCGAGATAACAAAAAACAATGCTCTGTTTACGGTGTGAGGTACGGGTTGGGCTCCGAAATGAGTGCGTTTTTTTGCAGTTGAAATAAAAAAAAATTACTAAAAATTTATTTAAAAAATTAATATGGTCTAGATGCTGGGAATCTATCAGGATTGTCAGCTCTGTATTTTGCCATTGCTGCTCTCATGGCTGGCGTTTGAGTGTGTCCCTTTCCGAAATTTCCAGCGATGAATTTAACGATTCTGGTTGTAGGAAACAGACTAGGATTTTTATATTTTGCCTGCAAACTAGTCAACGAACGCTTGTTGTTAACGTCTCCAACTTGCACCGGGATAGCAAACTGTGCTTCTGCTGGTTTTGACTTGTCTCCGTAGACTGTTCCTCTTCGGAACCCTCCTCCTCGAATTATTCCACTTTCCAAGTAGAAAGGTGCATACCCACCCTTTGTCGCCGTTCCGCTTTTTAGCAATTGGTAAGAGAAATTAGGGTGTTTAGCCATGTGCTGAGCGTGCAATGCCACGATTTGTTCACCAGTTGCTCCAGCGTTTAGCAATGCTGTGCGATATGCTTCTCCTGCCGCAGCATCTGTTGCCCACGTTTCTCCTGAAAGAGTATCATTCAAATCAGAATGCCGAATTCCCATTGCTCCACATGCTTCTCTCACCACCTTTTGTTTTTCAGTGTATCCGAGCGTTCTTTTCCTTCCATTTTGAGCAAGGAAATCCCTGCGAACTTTAGATTTGATTGTTGCTTTTCCATTTTCCCCCATTGTTCCCCCCATCTCCACCTTTCGCTGCGCCACGCGTGCTTTAATAGCCTCTTTTGAATCAGCCATTTTGATTCTTGGTCCTCCAGATAACTGGGTGGGATTTGGTGGAGCACCTTTCATTCTTGCTTCTCCCCTGTGTCTTACAATGCGTGCCATACTTTGATGTTTAATGTTATTTAATAAAGATAAATCTGAGCTTTGTTCCTTTAACTCTGACGTGTGAGTACTTGTTGCAGGAATATATATATCTGGCATTTTAGGCATCTGAAATCCAGTGTAATCACCATTCATGAATTCCCCAGTTTTCACTTCCTTGTCATCTTCCATCACCTCATCAATTATTTCATTGAACTGATCATATAATTCTTCTTGTTTATTTGCTTCCTTTTCTGTTACACGTGCAGTCTTTGGTGTTGCTAGTTTAAATTCCATTTCTGGTGTTAAAAGTGGTTCTATCACTTTTTTTTGTGTAGGTGTTAATTGTGCGTATTTTTCCCGTGTTAGCTTTCTTTTTGTTTCAATCTTATCTAGTTTTTGTTTTAATTGCAATTTTCTTGTGTCCAAAGCAGTGTAATATTTTGTGTTTGATTTTTCCGCTAAATTATTTAAAGGGTTCTCCATTTGATATGTTTGTTTAAAATCTGAGTTTCGTTCTTCAAATTTATATTCAATGTCCAAGATCGAGAACGTCAACACCCCAGTTGAAGAGTTTAAAGAAGAGTTTGCAGAGATCGTGCACGATCCCAACGCCATCGTCAAGGATTTCTCTAAACCCCCGGTGCAGAACCTCGCTGATGCGGCTGAGGAATGCACCAAAGAAGACCCCAATTATTTAAAGATCGCAATGCTCATTATTATTGCGGGCATTACCATCGCGGTCCCGTCTATTACGATTTGGTTTTCGGCGCATAATTAAAAATAAAATTCATATTGCATTTTTAAAAATTAATCTCTGTAATCTGCCCAAAGTAGTGGGTGTTCAATGTATACTCCACACCATCTGCACCAACTTATCTCAACTAAATGTCCACTTCTCTGTTTAAGTGGTAAATTTATATCGCACACGTTTTCTCTCCCACACTTTGGGCAGATTAATACCGTAGTTTTGTATGCTGTTCTTTGATAGTGTTTCGGCATCATTGCTGGAAATGGTGGCAGTGGCCATGGTACAAGTGGCCAGTGTCCACATTTCCCGTAGAATTCTATTTCCCCTTCTGTTCCGGTTATTCCACCGGTTAGTCTATTTTTAATTTTTTAATAGGAATTAAATCTTTGTTTTATGTATTGCTCTGTGTTGTGTAACGATGAAAAATTATAAAGGTGATATTTGAACAGAAGTTTGGCTTCCGCCGATGCCATACATTCTTTTCACGATTTCTCTCTCTTCTGCTGTCTCTGTCGCCATTATCCTCGCTCTCGCATCCGCTTTATTCGCCTTGTGTCTCCTGTCGATCTCTGCCTTTTCCAACTTGTTCATGTAGTCCAACATCTCTGCCACTTCCTTCCATGCCGCCATCTTCTCGTTGACCTTTCCTCGCTCCACCATCTTTTCCTTATTTTCCTTCATTCGCTCTTCTGCGGTGCGCCGGCGCTTGCTTGCTGGTTCTTGATCTTCTGCTTGTACTCCTCCGTCTCGAACGTCATGTACTGCTTCGGTAATGGTGGCACTTTTATCTGCAGCGCGTTTCCTCTTTGGGGCTGCCTTTTTGCCACTATCGGTGCTTGCACTGGGGGTGGCAACGGTCTCGAGGTCTGTTGGTCCATTTCCGCTCTTCTCGCCAGGTACTCCAGTTTGCTCTTCTCCGCCTTGTCGATCTGTGCCTGCGTTTTCAGAGTCCCCACTGCCTTGAATCCCGTTGTCGGCACATAGTTCCAGTTGTACTGGTTGTAGGCTTCCCCGTGGAGTGCCTTCATCTCCTCCACCTTGTCGTTGTACGCCTGCCATGCATCCATCACCCACTTTGGGTGTTGGTGGGTGTGATTGATCATCACCTTCCCCTTCCCGTTGATCGTCTTCTTCTCGTTGTCCTTGAACCATTGGGGTATCTCTGCTTCCGTCGCAAGGGGTACAAGTGCTGCTGGATCCATCGGAAGGTACGCCGATGGGTAATTCAGGAACAGTGCTTCGAATCTCCCCGCTTGTGGGATAAATTTCCTTCTATAAAAAATATAATTATTATATAATGCAATATGGAAAAATAAAAATAATATACTGCGCAAAGCCTGGCATGAAAAATGCTGGATACTGCGGTGGGCACCACGAGTCTCCAGCGCTGTAGTCCGAGCTGTACGATGTACCAGATGAGCTCGTAGTAGATCTCATGTCCTGGTTCATGGTAGGAGCAGTAGAGTCCTCCTGCTGATCCATTTGAGAAATGCATTCCTCTTCCATCTCCTCCTTTTCTTCCTGCGGCTTCATCGATGATGGTCTCTCCTGAACATTTCTGATATGGGACAATGCCTTTAAAAAAAAAAAGAAAAATTATATTTACATTCTTTTTTTAAAATAAATTAAAGTTAATATATATACTATTGTGTTCAATTTCGTATTTGAAGAAGTATTCGATTCCTCCAGCGATGTCGTTGAGCGTCTTAGCCGTTTCGAAGCAGGCATTGAGGACGTCTCTTCCGTCTGAGAATGTGCTGAAGATAAAGTCGGAGTCGAAGGTCTTGCCTCCGAATGGGGATTCTGGGACACAACCTCTCCATTGTCGTCTAGAGTCTGCATTGATGTATCGGAATCCATAGATGTCGTTTGGCTTAAAGGTCATGCAGTTGGGGAATGCAAAAGTGTTTTTCTGAAAAGCATTTTGTGCTCGTTTTTTTACCTCTGGATTGATGACGTGGCATGCAAAAAATTAGCTGTTACGGATTTTACGTGGTCTACTTGGATCTATTCTGTTTTAGGCCCAGTCAATTTCTTAGAAAATATGCCTCGTCACGCTTTGAATGGTATCACTCCGGGGTGGATTCTGAGACCTGATCAGCCCTTTTATACAGCAGATGGTAAAGAAAGGAGAACTTCCAACTATATAGGTGATACCTTTTTCTTTTTTTTTCTTTCTTTTTCTCATTCTTTTTTTCTTAATAGCTACCTGTCATGATGCTGTTCAGCTCGAATTCCCTATAAATCCAGACCTTTTCGCCTTTAAGAACTGTGCAATCGCCCATTGTGTCTATCAAAAAGAGCAAGGTGGCGCAACTGGGGCAATTCACTATCAATGTGCCTTTTGTTTCAAAAATCAGCCCTGTTTATCTGCTCTTCGCAGTAAATTTCAGCAATTTTTCTGGCAATATATGGTCGCCACCTTTGCAAAAGCATCTGCTTATTGCACAAAACTCGAGACTCGTGTCGCTGGACCGTGGCAAATCGTCGATGGAGTACATTCCGACATCGCTCCACCTCCTTCTTTGAACGCTCCACCGACGTCTGCCGACGCTGTAGCTACTGGTCCGGGTCAAGGAAAGTCAAGTCGCCTCAAAGAGCTCACCACCAAGATCATCAACAAAGAAACGTCTCTCCGTGACATCTCGATCGATTACGCGTGCGAATATGTACGCAACGGCAACGGCATTCACCGCCTGATGATGATCCACCAAGACCGCAGAAACTTTAAAACGTTTGTGTCTGTCTTCCACGGCATGACTGGCTGCGGAAAAACGTGGTACGTGATGGATTATGCTGAGCATACCTACGGCATGGAGGAAACGTTCATCTATGACAGCATTGGTCATGCCGGCCAGGAATGGTGGGACGGCTATCACGGACAGAAACTCGTCATCATTGAGGAGATGGCTCCTGGAAAGTTTGCCTATGACCGCTTGCTTCGCCTTTTTGATCGCTACCCAGTCACTGTTCCCTATAAGGGCGGCTCGTGCACCTTTGCTCCTATTGAGATTCTCGTCACTTCCAACTATGCTCCTCGTGCGTGGTATCCTGATCTCCCTGTCGACAAGATGGCTGCCATTCTTCGCCGTATTGATCTCTGCTTTAAGGTCTGCATGCAGACCCAAGAGGGTAAAGTTCTTCATCGTGATGACGGCACTCCTGATTATTTGTGGGTAAAAGACACTGACAACATGTGCCCTGCTCAAGATGACCCCGCTTATGAAGAATGGCTTTTCAAACTTCATAAAGATAATGACTATGTCGTCGATGTTCCCGTTCATCATCCTCATCTCCCCGTTGTTCGTCCTGATCCCCCTCTTGATTGCATTCGTTTACCTCCGTATCCTGCTCCTGTCCCCGTTGATGATGAAGATGGTGACATGGCTCTTTACAATGCACTCGCTGACTCTCTTGAAGCAGAAAATTACGTTGTAGAAGAATGTGGTTCATTGAGCCAAGAGTTTGATTTTGAATCTCTTGAAATTTAATATACACTTCAGTTTTTTCTTTTTTGTCACCTATTTCCTAAACAACTAAAATGATGCAAGCTGTCGACGTTACTGGTCTTACTGCAAATCAAATTGCTCGAGTTGAGTCTAATCCCGAAATGCACGTCCGCGAAGGTCCCAATGGTATCGGCATGCCCGTTAACTTTGGCCCTCAAAATGTCACTCAGGTGCGCGGCAATCAAAAGAATCGTTCACTTCTTGCAAAGTTTGGCGATAAGGTGTTTAACACAGAGGGCAAACTTGTGTTGAAGAGATTACCTCGCGCGGAAATTCTCAAACGTCTTCAGAGACGTAAAGACTCTTCGCGCGAGAATCTCTTGGCTCAGTTGGGTGAAGAGTACGTCATCAAGCTTTACAATTCAAACGCTATTAATGAGTCTGATATGAAGCTCGAGACGAAACGCGATCTCAACAAGGCGTGCTGCAAGTTTGCCGGTATCTCTCCAAAGAAGACTGCGGAAGAGAAACGAAAGAGCAGAGAGGCAAAGAAGAGGTCTAAGGCTGGAAAGACTTCAAAGAAGGCGTCAAAAAACGTAAAGGAGGTGAAAGAGGTGAAGGAAAAGGAGGAGTAAATAAAAGTTCATGTTTTTTAGAATCATTTTAATTTGCATGTGACGTGGCCATTGACGATAAAGAAAAAAAATTGTATTCAGTCCAAACCATGAAGCGTCGTCCTGCTTGTCTGTTGTCGTGTATTCCCCACATCCCCTTTGATCATTGTGCTGTCATTCGTGGACCCATGTGGAATGATGCGTTGATGCCCGCATTGGTGATTGAATGTCGTGGTCCTGTGTGGAATCGCATTCCCGTTACCTCTCGCTCTAAGATGCTCATCATGTTCTTTCGCATGCTGTACATCTCTCAGAATGTTCCCCCTTTTTGTCTATCGCATCCAGAAATATCAAAGATTTTCTTTCCTTTGAGAGTGTGGCAATCACGTGGTTTTTGGAATAAGATCTCTATTTGCATTTCATCGTCCATGTACTACAGTATCCTCTTTTTTTTCTTTTTTATTTATTCTTTTTATTTATTTATTTCCCCAAAGTTCCATCTGATCTTCAATGGATGCGCTATAGTGGCTCGTATGATGGCTGGTACCAAGTTCGTCGCTCCAATTTGATTGTTGAGCAGAGTTATACTGAACCTATTGCTGTTAGCGTTTCTCGTACTGTTCCGTTGCCCTTTCTCCCTCCCCATTATTCTAGGCGTGCCGCTGTTGAGTATTTTGGTACTAGGCGTGTCGATGTTGATCTTGGCTCTACCGATGCATTGCAGATATTTACAAACAAATGTGAATTTAATGCTTTGATTGCGTGTTTGTGTTGGACTTCTGCAGATGCAAATTGGGGTCACCCCTATTTTCACCTTTGGATTATGATGGATGTTATTGCTATGTTGTGTGAACCTGTATTTTTTCATGATACTGTTGATGCTGCATGGGGTGACACATACAACCAGGATTATTTTGAATGGTTGGCTGTTGATCCTGAGTTGTGAATAAAACCTTTATTGTCATATTTTCGTTTATTTTTCGTAACAAATAACAAATAAAATGCTCCGTAATTACATTGGTGATAACTTGGGTCAGCGTTGGGGTCGTGAGTTTGCTCCTGATGATGCCGCTCTTCGCGCTCTTGGTGATACTGAAGCCGGTGCTGCTTGGGCCATGAAGGCTTTGAACCCGTCATGGAAGGGTGTGTGCAGGGGTATGCCTGATAAGACCTCGATTATGATTGTGCAATACAATCATGAGCATACTGAAACTGTGCAGATCCCTGCTACGGAAAATACTTCTGCATCGTACAACATTACTTTTGTTTTTTATAATGATCTTATCGTTATTGCTGATGTTATCATCGCTTCAACTGCAACTCCCGATGATCTCTGGATGTCTTATACCATCCTCAACCCTGATATTCCGGATCTTCCTCTTGATGATCCCGCTTATCTTGCTGAATTGGCTACACATGATCCTGTACTTGATCCAACCCTTCCTGCTCACGTCTGGCCAGTGAAAGTTATTTATACTACACGTAATTATTTGTTTAAGAAGGCACAAATTCTAGAACAAGTGCAAGCTGTTAGACGTACTCATTATGGCGTCACTGGAGTTATGAATCAAAATACTCAGAGTGATCAGGGTCTTTTGCATGGTGGTCAAGTTACACAGACTCCTCGTATTGTTCAAGTTGTTGATACTGCTTCTGGTGAAATTATTCCAAAGCTTATTTATGGCCCTGAGGATTTCCCTACTTCTAAAACAATTACTAGTTATCCTCGTTCTCTCAAGACTGTTGCTCGCGATGGATTTTATGGTCAAATGCGTCTTGATGAAGATCTTGATCGATTCCGAAATGTTACTAGTCCTGTATGTGTTCAGTCCCTTTCGACAGCTATGTATCCAGCCGCTCAAACAACTCACGGGTGGGTTGCTTCTCCTAAAAAATTCATTGCCATCAAGAATGGTACTATTGGAACAGAAACTCTTGGAAATAATATCATGACTGTTTTTTTGTCTACTCTTTCTGGTACTGCTTCCATTGATCTTACTTTCCGATATGGTGAAGAAGCTCGCCCCATGGAACGTACTATTACTAAGCCTTTCTGGTCTGAATCTCCCCGAATGGATCCTATGGCTATGCAGATGTACTCTCGTATTATTTCTGAACAGCAGATGGATATGTATACTGCAGATTACAACAAATGGGAATGGCTTACTAATATGATTGCCAAGCATGGTCCTGCTCTTCGTTCAATGGCTGAAGGTGCAATCGGTGGTATGGGTGGTGGTCTTTCTGGTGTGTTGATGGGTGCAGCAAATGGTGCCATGCAGCATTATGGTGGTAATAAAAGAAGGCGTGTTGAACTTGTTGATGAATAAACTTCAGATTTTTCTTTATTTTGTATCTAAAATGAGCAAAGGCGGTTTAGTTAAATTTTATCAGTCTCTTAATCCACTCTTCCCACCTACTATTGACGTCCTTGTCGATTTGTTAGAAACTACTGTTGGGTATACAGTTACCTATCATATTCTTGGTTTTACATCATTGGCTAATTCCACTACAGAGCAAACAGTTACCTATGTTCGCAAATTCCCCATTGAACAAAATGAATATTTTATCGCTGAATCCTTTTTGATCAATAGCGCAGACTCTAAAACTTGCGTTTTGAAAAATTCAGATGCGGGCAATCTTTACTTTAATATCCCGGCACCTTCATCAAGTTCACGTCGTGCAATTGATCCTACCACTGTTTCTTTACGTCTTTATAAATTCTCCTCGGGTGTTGTATATGTTCATTCTAATCTTCCCAATGAAGAAGCAGAACTTGCTGAATTGTAAAATAATTATATTTTAGTTTTTTATTTACTAAACATTGTAGTAATTTGAGTAAAAAGCATTCGTCCATTACCCTGTATTATGGGTACAGGTACTACTCCATCTATGGGAATTGTAGTAAATTCTATTCCATTGTTTCCAGTGTGTATTTCCAATTCTCCGTGATCTTTAAATCTGTAGTATCCTGAAAATTTAATTCCTCCAATCAGTGCGATGTCTGCAAAAGCCATGATCATTCCGTAATCTGATTGATATTCTCCCAACCATAGTCTTCCTAATTGAGATTCACCAGTGTTGTCAATGTGTAATGAATATCTGATTGTTCCGTTAGAACCTGGATTTAATATCATATTTTGTACGTTTAGACTAAATGTAACACTTTCCGCGTTTGGTGCAATCTGTTTCCTTGTTATTACTGCGTCTATTGTGTCTGGCATTGTTGTTAACAAATATGTATTTGATTCTGGAATCTTTGTGAATGTTCCAATGTTTACTCTCTCAGTTGGTTGATTTACTGAATATATTGGTACTATGTACGAATTTCTTGTTATTGGTTCAGTTGGTTTTTCTACAAATTGTACATTCAATACACTTCCTGTTGGATTTAGCATATATGTTGAAGAAAAATTTGAATTGTATTTACATCATCCCATGCTCTCTGTTTGCCACTTCTTGGACGATGCACCGGTAGCTAAAGTCGGGGTCTAGCTTCTTGTATTCTTTGATCATGCGTGTCTTTGTCCTCGCAGACATCGCTCCGAGTCTGATGACCATGTCGCAGTCCATCTCGTCGGCCAAGTAGTCGTCGTTCCAGCCGCTCTCCATTCTCCGGATGCATATTCCGACGATAGCATACTCGCATCTCGAGCACATCTTGCTTGCTGTTCCGATGCTCTTACAGTCCGCCGTATTGCACCGCTTACACTGGCACTTCCATGAGTGAGGGATATCGTCGTCGACGTCCATCTCCTCGTCTGGTCTCTTGCACTGGCTCGCGATTCCCTCCTCGCAGAACTTGCACTTGCACAGAGTGGAGTGTGGTTGATCGGCAAGGTACTCTTCTCTTTCCTCTTGTTCGGTCTTCTTACGGTTCAGAATTGTTTCACCAACGCGATCCAGATCGTGCCAGTTTGGCAATCCTCGATAGGTGTCTGGCTGTGCGTGCTCGTGGGGGATGTATCCTGGCGCAAGCACTGGCGATTCTGGGATCGGCACTTCCTCGTACTCTGATTCTGTGGCCATGTCCTCCATCTTGACTTCATGCAAGAGCGGCTGCGCGAGAACTGGGGAGGGTAAGGGTGGGGTTGGGATGTCTTCGGTGCCATCAACCTTGATGTGGAGAAGATGCTGTTGTTCGGGCTCTGTGTGGAAAAAAAAGGGGGGGATTAAAAAGAAAAAAAAGGGGGGAAAAAAAAAAGAAAAAGAAATAAAAAATACTGCGTCGTTGTCCTGTAAGAAGGGGAAATTCTTCTAGTACAGGAGCAAGAGCAATAAGTGAACGAAATAAAGAGATACTTAGATCGTCGAAGTGGGGATTCATTTTTGAAAAACTGAGGAAATTCAAATTTTTTTCGTCGTCACTCTCGTCGTCAGATGCAAATTCATGATTTAAAATTTGAATTTTCTTTTTTTTTCAGTTTTCCTTACAATGAACACTCCGTTATACCTTCGCAAATCTCTCATGGATGAATATGAACCCGTTGCCGCTTTTTCTATCATGATCACCGGTTTCGCCATCTGTCATCCCCGTATCCCCTTTTCTGGCAAAGTTCTCAAAAAGCTCTATGAAATGGAAGAAGAACAGAACAAAAGAAAGATCGAAGACTTTATGATCGGATGGAGATTTTCGAAAGATTTAGAGAAGTATTATCATGAGTACTTTGATTCTAAAATAGTACTTTAAATTCTTTTTCATTTTTTTCATTTAAATTCATGTCCACTTCCTCTTCTCATCTCCCCCCCAACGTCTATCAATTGTATCGGTGCATCGGTCACGAGGCTGGTGATAATTTGATCAAAATATTAACTCCCAAAGGCGAAGCATTTTTCAATTATTATATTGACACTGTCATCAAAGTACATAAAGACCCAGTCGCGTACAAGAGCATCTTGAATCAAATTTTGGATTATAGTTTAATGTGCGAATAAATTTATTGTTTAATTTCATGCAATATGAAATTTTATTAAATTATGAACTCTTGCAAGGTCCGGGGTAATATCGCTTGCCGCTTACGCGGAACGCGCCCCCTGGGCAACCGTGTGTGTCCTTTTTAAAATTGTTTTAGTTTTTTATCTTTATATTAGTTAGACCTATAATGTAACTTAGTTGGTCGTATTGGGCGTATGTATTCCGAAGTTGCTTAAGGTAATATGGTCGGTACTACAACTTTTACGGGGTCTGTTTTAAAAAAAAATCAAAGTTGATTTAACAAGTGCTCTTGTAATTCTTGATCATTCTCCATGTCGCTGATAAAATCTCCTCTTACTATTTCTGGTGTATCTGGAAACTCTTGCGGTAGTAAATGCGGTGGTTCTAGATGTACCTCTGGCACAATATTTACAGCTCTCCTTCTCATCTGTTCTGTAATTACAGGCTTTCTTAATACTTCAGTAGGTTTTACTGGAGGTTGAATCGGTTTCACTGGAGGTTCCAACATAAATGGTGGTGGAGGAGATTGTTGAGGTGGAGTGTTTACCTTTTTCGTGTGTCCATAAAATTCCGTCTGTTTCCTTATTCTTTTTGGCTCCGGCATCGTCTTTTCTTCTGAATCTGGCGTGGTGTTGTCAATTATAATCACCCCATTTGTTGGTTTAGGCGTGTGTTGAAATTTATTTTCTGTTTTAACTGGTGTCATGAATGCAGGTTCAGGAATCGGTTCTTTGACCACATTTGGGTTTTTTTTTTGTCTCAAACGTGTTTTTTTATTCGTTTCAAATTCTTTTGGATTTGTGGGATCTTCATTGTCTGTTTCCGGTATCATGAATGCATCCGGATCTGGTCCGATATTTTTATCTAGATGATAATGTTTTCTCCATAGTTTTTTTTTCTCTTTTTCTGGTGTTTGTGGTATCATTGAAAAAATAGATGGTTTTAGAATTGGTTCGGTTTTCCATTTTTTTTGTGCTTGAATTGCAGATTCCAGTATTTCTCTAAATTGTTTGATTGTTCCATTTTCTGGAACCAACGAATCGTCGTCAACCATTTTACGGAATTCTTGCAACATTTCTGAATGTGGATGTTTTCCTAGAAATCTTTGTAATTGTATCTCATTCTTGTTTTTGTATAATTCGGATATAAACTCTACTAATTGTTCTCTTTTCTTAATTCCCAGTTGTTCAAATGCCTTTGCTCTTGCGATTAATTCGTTTATTTCTTGTGTTATTCCCGTTGGTTCATCTGATATTTCGTCAAATTCAGCCGATGCGTTTCTCCATTCATATAGATGAGAAATATTTTCTAATAATCTAAAATCTCTGTCATTTTGATCCCTACCCTTGTTTACAAATTCTACTAGTATGTTTAAACGCTCATTTGCTAATGTTATGTTTTGCCTCCTTCTTTTGTCTTCTTCAATTTTCTCAATAATTGAAAATGTTTTCTCAGCTTCGTTTTGAAGATCATCCTCTGCCGTTGCATCTGCGTCTCTTTGTAACTTTTCCCCCCATCTTTTTATTCTTTTTTCGTTTTTTGCTTTTGTGTCTTCTTGTGAATAATATCCGTCTAGGTTTTTTCCTTCTTGTACGTTTTTGTCTATTTCTCGCTGCTTTTCTGAATCAATTTCTAAACATTTCTCACATTGGCAGTCCCATGGGTGCTCATCTGGTTCTGGTTCTCCTTCATCGCTGGATAATTCTATTATTTCATTGGCTTCATCGTCATCGGATAGTTCTATTACTTCTTTGTCCATTTTAATTTGTTTATTTAAGAAAAAATCTGAAATGTATTTTAAATCAATAAATTCTCTCTACTTCAACAATTAACGTAACTTGTAGTTGATCTACTGTTCCTTTTGTGAATCCTATATAGTCTGTGTGGTTTGAAGGATCATGCACAACTGCAACATTTCCTAAAGTCGTGTTACCGACAGTTAACATGTCTTGCTGTGCTGATGTAAGTGCATATGATCCTGTGCATGTTCTGATAAAATTCACATCGTGCGTGCGATATGATCCAAAAACTGTGGTGTTTGCTGTTGTTAATTTTATGTGATATTCACATATACTTGGACTAACGACATAAAACATTAATGGCACAAATGTATCTGGGAATACTCCTGCTGCTGGGAATAATGAATTTGAGCTAATTGTGCACCTCACCGCATATTCCACTCTTTTCCCCAAATCTGTCACGCTGTTATATAAGCCAGGTGTACATTGTATTACGGCAGAACCTGCCGCCACTACTCCCATGTTGATTCTATCTCGGGTTGTTCCGTTTAACAGGAGTGGTGCAATTCCTAATGGGTCTAGTTTTGCTGACGTCACTTGTCCATCTGCAATTTTTGCTGTAATTACCGAATTTGCTTGTAGTTTTGCGGTGATAACAGCGTTATCCGCGATTTTTGTTGATGTAACTGCACTATCAGCAATTTTTGTTGTGTTTACTGCTAGGTTATCGATATTTGCTCCAAGTATACCGTAATTTGCAATTTGTGCTGAAGCAATAGTCCCGTTCGCGATTTTGTTGCTTGTTATAGCACCGTTCGCTATTTTTATTTCAGTAACTGCACCATCCGCGATTTTACTGCTTGTCACTGCACTGACCGCAATTTTTGATTCATTTACTGCCAATGATGTAATTTTTGCTTCGTTTATTGATCCATCCGCAATGAGATCTGCTGTAAAACTAAAGTTTTTTGGAATGATGGGAATAACTTGTTCTGCGATGTTTACATAAGCATTATTTAATCCGTGATCATTGATAACAAAGTGGTTTGGCTCTTCAAAATAGCAAAGTATCTGACCCAAATAATATTCTCCCGTATACCCATAGAAACTTTGTGTTGTGTGTAGCACGTCAAATGGCATTATATATGTCGTTTTCCCATTTGTGTATGTTAATGGAGATATTGTTATCGTGTTCCAAGGTTCACTGTATGTAAATTCAATGTCCGGTGGTTGTGCTCCAGTATATGAATCTGGAGTTAATGTAAACGGCGATGTAATCATTTTATATCTCTGCTTTATTGCGTCTGGCGTTACCGCAGTTACTGTTGTTATCACACCTGGAGCTAATTTCTCTGCGGTCACACTACCATCTTCTAATTGATTTGTTCCTATCGCTCCTGGTGCGATTTTGTCCCCCCCGATTGTGTCATCTGCAATTTTGTCTGCTGTAATTGAACCTCCTGCGATAAGCTGAGTGTTTATATAAGAAAATGTTGGATGTATTGTGATTTCCTCTTCGCTTATTGGTGCCGCAGAATCAAATATTACAAATAAGTTTGGTTCCTGAAATTGAAATGAAGCACCACTTGCTTGATTCCATATATCTGTTGTCAAAACATCAAACGGAAGTTCAAATGTTAGCTGTTCTCCCACACTGAATGATTTTGCATCAATCACAATTGAATTATACTGTGGCATAGATGTAAATGTAACTTGCTGATTGTTTGTTGTCGATGTTACTGTAAAAGGTGTGTACACGTCTTCTCCGTGTACTATTCTGTCAACATCAATATCACTGTTTGATATGGCATCAATAGCTCCGTCTACGTATTCTTTTGTAGCAATTTCAGTTGCACACTTTATTGCAGTTACTGCTCCATTAGCGATTTCATTTGTTCCAATTGATCCAGCTCCGATTGTCGTTCC